AAGTTCAATTACACTCTCTCTTGTCCAAGGCAACGTGCCCTTGTCAATTTCTTTTTTCAGCGTGGTGTATGCTGAAAAATAACAGGAGTCTGTGTCACCGTAGATAATTGCTTTACCCGTGTGACTGAATTCCCCTGTGATAATTTCATTTACTTTACTAGCCATATGTTGTGCAATAGCACGGCCTGTAAGTGTAGTAGATTGTCCGATGCGGTTATCAAAGAATCTGCAACCTGCATTAAGAATAGCACCGTATAAACTGTTCAAGTTAATCTTCTTAACTAACTGACGCTTGTCCCAGTATTCTTCTTCGATCTTGTTGCCTGCTTTAATACATTCTTTTAGCTTGGCCTGCATCTCTTTACGTTCTGCATACCAACGCTTTAGTAATCCGGGAATGATACCTTCTTTCTCGTATGTAAAGATAGTACCGTTAGCACTTAGCATCCACGGTTGGTTGCTTTCAAAAATCAAATCATAAACTTGCGCAGCACTTAACGTATCATGACCGCCGTCTTCCCAGTCAATAGTAATTTCACGCCCGACGTCACGATCCATCACTGCGGTATATTCTAAGCTACCAAAGATACCTTCCCATGCACCTGCAAAGCTACGGCCTTTTGCCATCTCGGCCGCAATGAAATCCTTTGTCCCGTCTTGACGCAATTGGCCCACAATTGTTTCTGGACCCATGTTTAATGCACGAATCGCTGAAGGATACAGTGAGTTAATATCAAGCGATCCGATCCATTCGTGAATGCCTTTCTTTGGAAACGCAACGTAAGCACCAGCTGCCTGTGTGTCAATCTCTGCATCACGGCTAAGACGGTTAGGAACAATCATTCCACGTTTATGAGCTTCGTTAATAATGGCCTGTTCAGTTACAGCAACGGCACCCATTGTAGTCATTAACAATACAGTACATTCATGTGCTAGTGTATTGGCAAGATCCATAAACTTTAACTTCTTGTCAAGTTTTTCTAGAAGCATAGTATCTTGTCTGTTATATTCAATGAAGCGTTTAAAGTCATTGTTGTATAACTGATCAAGACTGCCTTCGTAGACAGTTTTATTCTCGCCAATTTCCATTTCACCAATTGCGTCTAATCGGTATGTATGCCGTTCTTCGTAGGTGTATTTACGATATAATTCGAGACTATCTAAGTGTACACGACCAATTAGATCGTATGTAATAGCAGTCTTACCGTACTTTTCATACTCTCGCTTCTTAGGGAATTGATTCCACAAGCAGAATCTACGTGTGTCTTCTTTGCTGAGAACTTTTGTAACACGGTTAACTGTGTACGGAATATCAAAGCCTTCACTGTTCCAACCGCTTAATACATCTGCATCTTGAATTAAGTCTAAGAACGTGTCTAACATATCTGCTTCGTTGTCAAACAGCATAGTGTTAGGAAATTCTTCAACCTGACGTTTAGCTTCTTCCATGCTTAACGTTTTAGGAGGAATAGCTAGACAGACCATAGTCTGCATCCATTGTAGGTAGACAGCAATAGCAGTAATCGGCATGAATGCATCTTCTGGTGAAGCATAGCCACGTTCTGGATCAAAGTCTACCTCGATGTCGAACCATGCTACGTTTAGCTTAGGCGCATCTTGATTAAGGTAGTTGTCTTCTAGACAGCGAAATACAGGTTTGATGTCGCTTTCGTAGAGTTTTTTGTTTGAATAAATTGCTAGTTCTTTACGAAGCTCTTTAACATTTTTACAAGTTACTCTAGTTAAAGGTTCGCCTTTGATTGAAAGGAACTTGCCTTTCGGGTCTTGATAATAAAAAATATGACGGGCAGGATATTCTTTAAAATGTCTTTCGCCTTTTTCATTGCGCTCAACGACGTGAATAATATCCTGCTCTCTATCATAGAAAGCGTCTACATAACTCAAATTTTTCTCCTATGTAATTTACGGCTTACAAATACCAATGTGCAGTTTCTGGCCCGCAGTACCATCTATCTTTATTTAATTAATTATCATTCTTATCAGGCCAAACGCATCAATTGCGGTTAGCAAGATGTAGTTAGCCAACATGCCAAATGATTTCCGAGTATAAGCAGCCCAAGCATACATAGCACAGCCAGTAATCCAAACAGGATATAACGCGAGTAGTGGCGGATTGGGGACGGTGACGGCCATAGTGATACTGCACCCAATGCTAATAGCCCAAGCAAGTAATTCAACAAAAAATCGAAGGGGATGAGTATTGTAGTCATCTTTGATCCAATCAAACGTTGGTTTAAATAAATCTATCATTCAGTTTCTGGAAGATTTTTAGTAACACCAAGAATCATTTCAATTTCATTCCAATCTTCTTCATGAGCTGCCCAGTTATCTTTGTGTGCAATCTTAATAGCTTTATTGATCCAGCTAGGCTTGATTTGCAATTCTTCAGCTACTGCTTTAACAGTTTCTTTAAGACCTTCGTTAAGATCTTCAACTTCACGTAATACATTTGAACCTTCTTTAATAAGTCGTTCAAGTTTTGCTTTTTCTTCGGGTCCGTACATTTTAGCCATTGCTGTTCTCCTATAGAATTAATCTATAGTATACAGCCATAAAAAAAGCCAGTCAACCTGTGACTGGCTTTTTATTAGTAATTGGTTAAATTACTTTTGGTCTTCGCTTAGTACATCGTACATTTCAAAACGTCCGCCATTGCGTTCGTATACTAGACCAGCATATACTTCTTGCTTTGCGCTTTCGTTAAATTTTGCAGAAGCAACACGTTGAGCCCAAGCAAACAATTTAGTATCAATTGGGTCAATAGACTGTTGCCCGCCACTTTCTTGAACTAATTTAACCATTTCTTTAAAAGTTAATTTTGGCTCAACTGACTCTTTAACAGTTTTCTTTTTCTTATCAGCAACTGCCTTCTTCATTGGCTCTTTCTTGTCGCCATCTTTGTCCATATCTAAGAAGTCTGGCTTTGATCCTTCGTCCATAATCTTAGCTACTTTCTTTTTCTTTTCTTCTTTCTTTTTCTTAGCTTCAGCATCGCTATCTGTTTTAGCTGACTCTTCTACAGATTTCTTTTTTCCCTTAACCATGCTCATAAACTTTTCACGAGCAGCTTTTTGTGCTGCACTAGATTCGTCAATGGATTCAACCTTCTTACCGTCTTTAACACGGGTTACTGAACCTGGATGTTTCTTTTCGTATGCTTTTGTTTCTTTATCTTGTTTAGCATCGGCTTCGCGATCGCCTTTTTTCTCAGCTGAAGATTTAGCAGCTTTGCTAGCCTTAGGAGCAACGTGATCTTCGTCACTGTAGTCGCCCTTTTCGTGCTTAAGACCTGTAGCAGTTTTAGTAACAGTGCCGCCTTTAGCAGTTTTCTTTGTATCGCCGACTTTCATCTCTTCGGCCATCTCTTCGTCTTTCTTTTTCTTAGCTTCAGCAACATATGTAGTACGGCCGCTTAGAACACGTAGTTGTGCGTCTTCGTTTAGTTGCACAGCTTGATCGAGTTTAGGAGCAGCAGGAGTGGCCACAGGAGCTTCCATGCTGTCTAATTTGTTAAGTAATGATTTGAAATCCATGTTAGTTTCCTTGTTTTTTCTGTAGCCATTGTTCTTTTAGGCTGTTTTTAATTTGATGTCCTACTGACTCTTCAAACTCTCTTGGCCCACGATCAATGGCATTTTTAGCCGCTGTTTCGTAGTCTAATTTTTCGTGAACTGAATTTAGATGATCGTTAGCAACAGTAATATAACTGCTAATCCAACCGTCTAATTCATCACCTTCTTGGATCATTTTATAGATAGCAATAGCATTTTTAGCAATTTGTGCTAATTCTGCTTTCGCCATTGACGCTTCATGATCTTGGTTTTTTTGATTCATAATGTATTTATCTTTTGATTGCTGCGCCAGCACCAAAAATATTAGTGTTAGAATCTAGGGCATTATCAGTGGGTTTTTGTTTTTTTGGTTTAGGTTGCGGCGGAGCTTTTGTGCCACTACGACCTGGACTACCAGTATAACTAGACTTTCCTCTAGCCGATCCTGGACTTAAATGTGGGTTCGCAACCGTAGCGATATTGCCACTTGATGTTGCGCCTGCAGTCGCTGATTCTAAAATATCACGTATTTTCATATTACTATTTAGCGCATTGCGACCTGGAACGACTGCTGCTTTTCTTTGCGTTGATCAAGATGTTTCATTCCTGGATTAATAGTCTTAGTAACATCGGCAGTATTTTTAAAATTATCAACTTTTGAAGCTACTCTACTGTTCCAGTACCACACAGCTACTTTAGCAGCAACTTCTGGTTTTTCAACAAGTTCAGGCTTTTGTTCTAGAGGCAAACCTAATGCTTGCCCTGCTCTTTTATAGTTATCACGCCCGGTTAACTGTATGTAACCTCGACCTTTATATTTTGCTCCGTCACCTACTTGCTTGTTTCCTAAGGCCTTTGCTTTCTTAGGAGCATACTTAGGATCGTATTTTCGGAAATCTAAGCTGCCCCCAATTTCTTTCATATGTTTAAAATCCATAGTTTCGTGGGCACATTGGCTTAAAAATGCAACAAGCTCATGTCCTTGTATCCCAGCTTTCTCAGCAGCCTTTTTAAGATAGACTTCATGTGAGTTACCAGTTACTGATTTAGCTAACTCTTTTTCTGTTGCTTTAGGCGGCGCAATCGGTTTAATTTCTTTCTTTTTAACTACCTGTTGAATAGCAGGTTTGCTTATGTCTTTTTTTACAGCAGCATCAGCATTGCCTGCTGCACCTAATGAAGCAGCACCTATAGCAGCTCCTGCTACCCAGTCTTTCCACCCTTCTTCAACTTCGTCTAGGTCTTCTTTCTTAGCACGACCAGCTTTCATGTTAGCAAGCCAATGCGCCATGCGGGCCTTTTCACCTGAACTATTTTTAGCGGTCTTGCGTAAACTGCTTACACTGGCCTTAGTATTAACTCCACTACGTTTAGCAAGTCCTTTACGACCAGGCTTTTTACCATCAGCAAAATTTTCATGCTCAATGCTTTCGCTGCCGCCGCTGTCTCCCGAGTCTCCACTATACCCGGCATAGTATCCATAGCCGCCAAACGGGCCCGGACCGTAAGCCGCAGGCCTTTGTTTACGCTTCTTTCTTTCAACTATAAATTCGTTCGCTCTCATTAGCAGTTCCAACGTCTACGTGCTTTGCAAATTGCTTTATCTGGAGTTTTAGAACAATCAATGTTATGCATCTTCTTCTGTCCTGCTGATCTAGAACAATAGCTGCTTCGACGCTTTGAGGCTTTGCTACCTTTCTTTAGTTTGCTAGGTTTAGTAGTAACAGCAGTCTTTAACTTACTACCTGGATTTTCTCTACGATAAGCATTGACTGCTTTCTTGCTCATTCCGTCAGTCTTGTCTTTCTTATTAACCTTTTGCCAATCTTCTAGTACAGGTTGTGTAACAGCAAAAACATACAGTTCATCGTCGCTTAGACTATCTAAATCTTCCCATACAAGTTCAACATCAACTGCATTCTGAGCTGCAATATTTTCAATTACGTTTTCAATTAAGTCAAATTCTTGATCTAGTTCTTCTACATCTTCTTTCTTAATCTTTTCGCAGTCGTTAACACGCTTGCCTTTATTTTTGCCGGTGCCGGGCTGTGTACCGGTTTTTCTATATCCTGGCCAGCAGCTTTTTGGTCCTGCTACTCCTTCGATAATAAATTCATGTATTCTCATTGTCGTCCTCAATTGTTGGATACGGTACTCCGACCATACCACAGCCTAGTCTAGCAAGGCCTTCTATTGTGTCGTTAAACAGGGCTGTAAGGGTTTCTAAAACGGTCATAGCCATCGTCCTCTGGATATACTGGATATTGATCTGGGTTCATACTGAAAAACTACTCCCACATCCACAAGTTGATTGTGCATTTGGATTAGTAATAACAAATTGACTGCCCATTATTTCTTCTTTATAGTCGATAACTGCACCTTGCAGATATTGCATGCTCATGCTATCAACTAAGACATTAAATTTTTCACTTATAGGAAATTCAAAATCGTCTTCGTTCTTTTCTTCGTCAAATGTAAAGCCGTAACTAAATCCACTACAGCCGCCACCTTGTACAAATGTACGAAGTGCTAGTTTCGGATTATCTTCTTCCGATAGTAAATCTAATATTTTAACTTTTGCAGATTCTGAAATTTCAATCATTTATTTTCTTCTCACCTGTTAAATATGGTTTCGAAAACCATAGCTTAAACCATTCGTCTGTTCCCGGTTTAATATTATGTTTGCGCTCCAGTTCTTGATTGGTCATACCTGTGATGCTGATATTGCTACCACCGTAAGGCTGAAAGCCTTTGAATTCGGCGATACCTGCAAGACGTTTGATATCAGCAAGTTCGTCCATTATGCTGTAGGAGCCTCACCGGTAATAGATACAGTCCACTTCTTTCCAGTAGCGGCAGATTTTTGTTGAGCCCAACTCTGCAACTGACGGAAGTGATCTCTTTCTTTGTAGTCGTCGGCAAATTGACCACGGCCTTTAAATACTTTCCACTTCTTGCCGTTAATATACACAGCAAAGTTATTAGGCGGTTCTGTATTGCCTTCGTCCCAATCTTCTGGATCTCTAACTCTTTCTATCATACTTTCCATAGTAGCAAGGTCCTTCTTATGCTTGACATCGCCTTGTTTCTCAGCCTTCTTTTTATCTTTGTGTTGACCAGCACCGCCCATCTTGGCGTTCTTAGCCACAAAGTTTCTCGGCTTTGTTTCAAATTCTTTAGCTCTCATAATATTCATCCAAACTTAATTTTTGATCAAACTTTTGATTTTTGTTTTTATATAACTTATCCATATACCCTTTATTTCGGACAATCTTGTAGGCTAAATTTTCTGTTGAAAATTCTCCACTAGAGTCTAGTCCTGATTGGCGCATATTTTTAATTTTAGTTTGTAGTCTTTCTATATCTTCCACACTACCTGATTTAATAGCACGATTAATCTGTGTCATAAGGTCACGTGCTTTAGCATTAACTGCACGATCATCGATTTCAGGTTGTTGATGTTTTGGTATCCTAAGCCATTTTGCATTTAGAACACTGTAAGTTCCTTCACTAACATTTTTTGCATCACGATCTTCTATATATAGTTCTACTTCATGTGATTTAATAATGATGTCGTGTTCGTCATTCCATATTTTCTTCTTGGCCATATAGAATGCTTCAGTAATATCAGTATCTAATGCAGCAAAGTCTGTAACTATGTGTAGATCAAAGTCGCTATACTGTGTATAGTTATAGTTTACTAAACTACCACGTAGTATAATATCGAGTAATTTAAAATTAGGAACTTCCAGATATTCAATAAAGCGTTTAGCAATCACTAATAATTTGTAACGAACCTCAGTGCGAAGGTCGTTATTATCCCACACGTCTGGATTGAGTTCGTCGTGATAGGCAATATTACCTTTGACTAAATCTTTAACTCGCATCTTTAATTCCCATACCGCTTCGGACAGCAGTATACAACTCTTTAGCATATTGCCCAGCACCTGTTGCTTCTGCAAATGTTTCTAAATCGCCATCGACAGCTGCCTGTCTTGCACCGCTGGCACTGATACCAGCAACACCCTCAGCTCCGTCTTCACGATCACCGCTTGATTCAAAATCAAGTACGTCAAATTTATAATAACCGTGCCCTTTACCCTCTACTCCGTTGTATGTTTGAAGCAAAGATTTCATATCTTCGAGTCGATCGCTACCTGCTACAAACGTAGCATCACGATAGCCAAGGTCATAAAGATAACTAGCGACCTTAACAATGGTATTTAAACTTGGGTTGACAACAATGTCATTCTTATATTCTGGAACAAGCAATTTTAAAAACTTAATTTTAGTTTGATAATCTAAAGGATTTTTCTTTTTATCTTGTGTCTGGCTTAGAAATATTTTGTAGTCACCGCCAACTCCAGCAACAGTATCCATGAGTTGTTTGTGGCCAATAGTAGGGGGATTCATTCTGCCAAAACAGAATGTAATGTGCTTGCCACCGCCTTCAAAAAGTTCTCTTAATAGCATATTAGTTATCGTAATGTCCGTCTTTTATATGGCGCTCTTGTTCTGCGCAACACTGTTTTGCTAATTCTATAATCTTTTCTTTAGGAAACACTTCGCCTGGCTCATCAATTTCAAATTTGTTACAGTACTCTTCTTTACACTGCTCGATTGGCTTAATATAAAGTTTATACGCACCAGGGTGTCCTATGAATCCTTGATGTTTTTTAATAGCAGGAAACATATGCCCACTTAATAAGTGATCATGGTCGTCGATGTATTGTTTTAAATCGCCAAGCCAGTCTATTTCTGCCTCTTCGTTAGCAGCGCCAATCGGCGAAAACATTTCTTTTAATAACATATAGTAGGATTCCAAAAGATCATACTATATTTATCGTCTAATGCTGGTTAGGAATTATATTGAACTGACACGATTGTGCCGTCTTGTAGGTTGTATGCAGCGCGAATCCATACAAAATTACCACTAAAATTTACAGTATACGTAGTGGTACCGCCAGTAATTGTGCTATCACCACCAAATGACGAGTCGGTAATGTCAAACCAGTCGCTGTCACTTGGATCTAAAGCTAGAGTAGCTTGTAGTTTAATAGTGCCTTCAAACGAGTCAACAGTATACACAGCAGTGTGCAAATTGTTGAGTTTTTTATGATAACCAGCACCGATATCCTTATTGCTATAAGAATATGCAGCATTATTTGCCTCTGCGGTTATGTTTGATAATAATTGTATAGTTTCGTTGGACATCAATTATTTATCGATCAAACGATATTGATAAACCTTGCCAAGAGAAGTTGCACTCCGCATTTTTACCATAAGCAGTGTAGCTTCGTCTTGTACGTACATGTATCTACGATCCCAATTCCAGTTAGTAGTTATAAACCAAGTTTTTACAGTATCGGAAATTTTAATTCGCTCACCTTGGCTTAACGTCCATTGAAGCCACTCTGCTTTGTCACTAATTGTAGAATTATGAGGAGCTAAAAATACCTTATACTGATACTTGTCGTGCGGATATTTTTTAACAAATATTACCCTTTCTTCTTCTTGCTCTTCAACAGCGCCTTGTACAAGCTCGTACCTATGTTTTATAATATTTGCAAATTGTAAACTAATGTCATCATATACCTCTTTGTCGCTGGTATAAAAGTCTATACAATCTCTTTCAACCCTAATGGTTAATTGATACTTTTCTATACATAAAATTAGGTTAAGCAATAACGTTCGATCAACTGCTTTTTTCCAAAACCAGCCGTAGGTATCAAAATTATCACCACTCATAACTAAGTTCTTAAGACGTGTTCGATTATAGCTGCGAAACGCCGCCGCCCCTTCTACTTCTAAGGTGATTTTATACTTCCACTTATTGTAGAATTTTTTATTAGAGGGGCGGGTAAGGTGATCAAGCATCCGAGTCTGTGACTTCTGAAACAAGCTCACTACGCTTCAAAGCTCTTTTTTGTTCTTTAGTTAATATAGGAGTAATAATAAAATCTAATTTACCTTCATTAACCACGATCTCTACATTCCCACCGGATTGTAATTCTCCAAACAACACTTTTCTGCTCAGCGGTGATTTGACTTCTAGATCAATTAGTCTAGAAATTGGTCGTGCGCCCATCTTCTTATCGTAGCCTTTTTCTGCCAACCATTTAACAGTTTCTTGAGTTGGGCTTAAAATAATGTTCTTATCTTTAAGCTGTTCATTTAAATCACTGATAAATTTCTTAACAATTTGATAGACTGTTTCAATAGCAAGACTATTAAATTTAACAATTGCATCTAGTCGATTACGAAACTCTGGAGCGAAGAACTTTTTAACTGCTTTATCATCCTCACCGTCTTTTCCAAGATCACCGAAACCGATAGTATTATTTTCGTTATCTCTAGCACCCAAGTTACTGGTCATGATCAATATGCAATTACGTCCGTCTGCTTGTTTACCATTTGACCCTGTGATAAATCCGTTATCCATAAACTGTAGTAGAATATTTGAAACATCGGGATGAGCCTTTTCAATTTCATCAAGTAACAGAATACAGTTTGGTGTTTCCTGCAACTTAGTAATTAATTGACCAGCATCATCGTCGAAACCTACATATCCCGGAGGAGCACCAATCAAACGTGCAACACTATGCTTTTCTTGATATTCGCTCATGTCAAATCTTATTAACGGCATTGACATTTTATCGCTGAGTTGTTTAGCAGTCTCAGTTTTACCGCAGCCTGTTGGTCCGAGCAATAAGAAACTACCAATAGGTTTATTAGGTGCTTTCATTCCTGCTTGAGCAACAAAAATTTTGTCAAGCAAATTATCTACAGCAACATCCTGACCGAACACTGCTTTCTTCATTGAAGATTCTAATTCAACAAGATTCTTGCTTTCTTTTTGTGCAACATTTTCTAACGGCATATTGACCATTTTGCTTAACTCATAAACAACCTGTTCAACATCAACAACGTTTTCGGTACCGTCGTCTGCATCATCTTTTAATTTAAATCTCGCTGAAGCGCAGTCAATAATATCAATGGCCTTATCAGGAAGTTTCTTATCAGCCATATACTTAATAGATAATTTAACAGCTTGATCAATAGCATCGTTTGTAATACGAACACTATGATGTTGCTCGTAATACTTTTTAAGACCTTTAATAATTTTAACAGTAAGCTCTTGTGTAGGCTCGTCAATGGTAACACGTTGGAATCGACGCATTAAAGCGCGATCCTTTTCAAAATACTTGCGATACTCTTCCCAAGTAGTTGATGCAATAAGTTTAATCACACCTTTAGTTAATACAGGTTTAAGAATATTTGCAAGGTCGTTGGATCCTTGACTCGCTGCACCAGCACCGCTCATCATATGAGCTTCATCAATGAAAAGAATAATCTTACCTTTCTTTTCCAATGCCATTAACACCGCCTTGATTCGCTCTTCAAAATCTCCACGATACTTAGATCCAGCAAGTAATGCACTAATATCTAATGTATAGACTTGGTGATCTTGAATAAACTTAGGAACCTTCTTTTCAAAGATCTTACGTGCAAGGCCTTCAGCAATAGCAGTTTTACCTACGCCCGGATCGCCTACCATCAATACGTTAGCTTTATTTCTACGAGCAAGTACTAATTGAATTTTTTCAATCTCATCATCACGGCCAATAACAGGATCTATTTTTCTTTGCTTCGCAGCTAAACTTAGATTAGTACAAAATGCATTGATAATTTTATCCATTTGCGGCACAGTAGGGGTCCTCGTTTCTTCTTCAACGTCTTCAACTTCAACAATTGAATCGTGGAAATATTTTACAAATTTTTCTTTAGTTAGCCCGCCTTTGTTAAGAAAGTAATGAGCAAATGAATTTTTTTCACTTAGAATACCAATAATGACATCTTGAATTTCAATACGCTGTCGTCCACTGAATAAGACCTGCGTAAAGCATCTATTTAAAACACGTTCAACGGAATGTGTTTTTCTAGGTTTCGCTACAGCTGGATTTGATATTTCACTAAGATTATTTTGGATGTAGTGATTTAAGTTAGTTTTGATGAAGTTAGCATCTGCGCCAAATTCTTCAATTAACTTATAGCACTCTACATCTTGCATAACAGCTAACAGTAAGTGTTCAAGAGTTACATATTCGTGATTTAATGTTCGAGCAATTTCAACTGATGACTCGAATACTTCTTGTAGTTTATTACTAGGTTCTATCATATTATTTTTGTTTCCTAAGTTTCTTCATAGCTAATTGTAACTTCATCTGACTGACAATGTCAACAAAACAAATACCGTTTAGGTGATCTAATTCGTGCTGAAAACATTTAGCAAGATAACCGTCTATTTTAATTTCGTTAAGATTCCCGTCGCTATCTTGATATTCTGCAATGATCCAACTAGGTCGAGTAATGTTTAGATATAAACCGGGATAACTTAAACATCCTTCTCGATCTAAAATTGTTTCCTTACTAACTTCTTTTATTGTAGGATTAAACACGCCAAACGGTTCTGGAAATCCTGGAATATTATAACTGCCCATTACAAATACTCTTTTTGTAATTCCAATTTGATTAGCTGCTAATCCTATTCCTGAGTTTTGTAACATGAATTCAATCATGTCACTTTCAAGTTTCTTAGCATCACCGTCTTGAGAAAAATTCCAAGGCTGGCTAACACTAGTAAGACTTGTATGCGGGCCTAATTCAAAGTTCATTTTTCACTTTCTCGATTTTTTCTAATTGGGACGTTGTTAGATTTTTTGGAATTTCTATTTTAAGTTTTATTAAAAGATTTCCCTTAACATGATTACGCATGTCAGGGATACCTTCGCCTCTACAACTTAATACAGTGTCAGGCTGAGATCCTTTAGGAATACCAATGCTCAAAGTTCTACCATCTAGCGTTTCAATATTAGCACTGCCTCCTAGTATAGCTTCCCAGACAGATATTTTGTGTTCATAGATTAACGTGGTACCATCTCTTTGAAATTTAGGATGACGTTTAATATTGATATTAACAATTAGGTCCCCTGCACGTATACCGGGGATTTCTGATCCGCCCATTCCTTGATATCGTATTTGTTGTCCGTGTTCTATCCCAGCAGGGATAGAAATGTTAATTACTTTATTTTGTCCATTGGGCATACCAACTTCTGCAGTAACATCTTTACCGGATAGTACTTCTTCTAAGGATAAATCGACAACCACGTTGATTGAAGAATTTCTTCTTTGCGGGCGTTGACCAAACCCAAACTGACTAAAGACATCATTAAAATCACCTGCACCAAAGTGGAACTCAAACGGATTTCCACCTCCTCGAAATCCCTGCGGCTGGGAATTGTTCGGATCCATTCCAGAGTCGAACATTTGTTTTTTCTGGGGATCACTAAGCACATCATATGCCTGTGATATTTCTTTAAATTTTTTCTCATCCCCACCTCGGTCAGGATGATGTTTCATCGCCATGCTACGATAGGCTTTTTTGATTTCATCGGAGGAAGCCCCTCGTTTAACTCCTAGTGTTGAATAATAATCCATTTTGTCAATTACCGTTTGTGAAAAAAATAGGACTGTATTACTACAGCCCTATTATTTAACTTAAAGAATTAATGGTAAATTATTTTTTCTTGTTATCGGGAACTGCGGTTCCTTCATATTTTTTATGAATTTTGATAGTCTTACAAGTTTGTTTTACACTACCGTCTTTATTTTTAACTGGCTTATTGTCTTTGCCAATAGTATCTTTACAAACTTGTTTGGTTTTAGGAGCTTCGTCAGCTGCCATTACCGGCATTGCAAATGCTGCTACTACTAATAATGCTAATAATTTTTTCATTTTATTTTCCTTTATAGTTCTGGTTCAGCCGGCGCCGCTGGACCTAATTTGCCGTTACTTGCCATTACTGGTGCTGATTTTGTCGCAACTGGTGTTGCTCCCCAACTTGGTGCTGGTGCAAAACTTGTTGCTGGTGCTGGAGAACTGAAGCCCCCAGGTGAGGCACCAAATCCTGGCGTAGGTGTGCTAGGTGCTGTAAAGTTGCTTGATGGTACTGGTGTTTGTGC